ATGTGTGAAGTGAGAGACTCTTTCCAGATACCGGGTGCAGCCATAATATTGTACTCTATTACTTCTGGGTCAACCACAGTGTCGATTGCTCTGCGAACGGTATAGTAAGCATACCTAGTCGAATCTGTGCCTTCGAGGGCACGAGTGTTGTTGAATGGATCTTTCTCTTTAATGTCAAGTCCGTCGAATCCGCCGTTCAAAGGAACGGTGAATCTGTCGTAGCCTTGATTGAGAACTTCTTCGTAGGTTCCGCTGACTGCAGTGTAAGAATTACCTGCTGCTCGTGAACCAGAAGCCCAGACTGCTACAGCGGTTGCTGAGCCGACTGTTGAAGGACTCAAGTCATCAAGAGTGAAGACATAGGAGTATTCGGTTGAATTAGTGGTTGCGAAGGAATCAACAGCTACTGGGAGCATGCGAACGATGTCGCCATAACTCTGTTCGTGTCTGTTGTTCGTAGCTTGAGTGGAATCAACTCCGAAGTAAGCGTCCTTTGGATTTGGGATATCGCCATCGGAAGCACTGACTCGGAGAGAAAGCGCTGGATAAAGAACCCTTCCTGTAAAGTCTTCCGCACCACATTCAATGAAGTTAGTGGATTGAGCTAATGGAATATTTGCAGATCCACCTTGCGCCCAAGCGTTGGTAGGCAACGTTGCGAATGAACCAGAGGTGTATTCCCATTGCTTCATACGAACTGGGCCGAAGGAGCCGAATGGGATGAGCGCGGCGTCAGTAACACCCTGATCGACATCGCTATTCATTTCTACTCGGATGAACTTAGATGCATTGAGATAGTTGCCAAGAACGATATGTCGTCTTGAAGTATCGTTCCAGGTGAGATATTGATCACCAATTGCTCGTCCGATGTATCGAGAGGAGTTAGGGTTCAAGTTCACAGCACTAAACCTTTCCAAAACGACTGGGGCGGTATCGCTGTCGCTGGCATCGCGAACAAGGACGCTGAATGAGCCATAAGGATCTGCGTCACTTGTTGAAGCCTTGACATCTGCGATTGAAACTTTGAGTTTCTTCATCTCGTCCTCACCCGCGTCAAGTGTGTGGAACTTGAATAGCTTCTGCATACTTGATGCACTGAAGCCGGAGTAGGCAGACTGATTGTGCTGTGAGATAATCCAAGGAGTTTGGGCTGCTTGGAAGCCTTGTTCGAAGTTTGCAGAATTCTGTTGGGTCCCGCCAGAGCCGCTGTCGAGTCCGAGGATGGTTGCGAATGAATCGCCAGAAACAACTGAATTCAAGTGCCTCTCGAAAGTTCCGCCGAGCCAATACTTCTCTTGCTGCGCTGTCTGAGTGATGGAAGTGTTCACCAATGTTGGATTGGTGTTGAAAACCTTTCGAATGTATTTTGCAGAAGACGGACTAAAGTTGAAGGAAGTCTCTTTTACTTTATTTCCACTCTCGTCTTTGATAATTGCCTTGTAGTCAGTAGAACTCTTTACATCAAAAAGAGCAGCAGAGCCAGAGTTAAGCGTTGCGTCACGAAGAGTGCCAGAAAGCTCGATTGTTCCCTCGTTAATGTACCAGACAGCAGCAAGTGCGCCGGTTACTGCAGTTGCAGCAGAAGCGGAATTGAACACAAAGAGTCCATAAGCGCCGCCGTTTGAGGCTGCACTATTGGTGTTTGAGCCAGAAGTTTGCCAGCCTGCTTTTCCTGCAGCGCCGTCTGCTAATCCATCCTGTTCTGCTCCGAGGAGACGAACCATTGTGACTGAATTGGAGTTACGGAGATAGGCTTGTGCTGCAAAGGAAGCATATGTTGGAGATGTATAGTTTCCATCGCGCCAGATATCGCCGCCTTGTCCGCCAGGGATTGGATTGCCGAAGACTTCGACAAACTCAGAAAATGAACTAACCTTAACTGGACGCATTGCTGGTCCTCGTTCGGTTCTTCCGATGACTACTGGACCTATCTCGTCTGGAAGAGCAGGTAACTGGGAGTTATCAATCTCGTTGATAAAGATTCCCGGTGAAATAAACTTAAATGATTTGACTGCCATTATGTATTGTCTCCTTACAGCGTTACAACATAATCTTCGAAATATAAATATATTCGTATTATCGTTAGTAAATAGTTGAGCGAATGCCTAAAGGCACAAATAACTGTGGACTAATCCCGATAAAAGGGAACATTGCCGCTGACATGTAGGTTCTCTGGGATATCACCGAATATAACGTGTTCTCTCGGCATCTTAATTTCGACTGCATTTTCCCTTCTGACAATCTTTGGCTGCTCATCGTTCTTGCCTGCTCCGATAATATACCCAATGACTCTGAAAGATATATCTGTCCTATATCCTCGCTCATCTTCATTCAGGGCAGATGAATTGTTATCGAGAGAATATTCGGAATCAACAAAGACTTCAAATCGATGTCCATCTTTTGCTGCGCTGAAGTAATTAACGCCGCCTGGAGAAGTCATGAATGGAGTGATAATCTCATTCATTTGTTGCTGATACTCTGTCTTAATTGTGAGCTTATAGACTACCTCAAGATAGACTGGGATTGGCATTGACAATGTTTCATAAACCACTTTGTCATTCTTTTTTGGAAAATTGCTTTGCCCATTGCCGACGTTAAGAACAACTCTCTTTGCATCTGCGTTGGCGAAGTTTGCCGTCTTATTTTGCTTGATAACTCTTCCGACAGTCATTATTCCGCCTTTCGCATCTGCACGATTTGGAATGGGTGCGTAAACAGACCCTCTCTTAGAGATGTCCTTCGCAATAGATACTCTCTCGATTGTCATCAGAGGATATATTAAGACTCCATTAGAATCTCGCAAGTCTTTGTCGTGCTTTATCTGGAATGCTCTCTCCGCGCCTGTCCAATAGAAAGGAACTTTCTTCCAGCCCTTGTTTGTTGAGCAGAAGATGTCGAGACTATCATCAATGTGATCGAACAATGCTCTGTCAATTGTTTCGATAGTAGAGGGCATAAAGGTAATGTCTCCCAACTTATCATCATGTGGCATCGAACAAACCCTCCCTCGAAACTGTGCAAGCTGCGGTTATTTCAAATTTGTGATCAATCTGTCCGAATAGCTCTCTTGGTTGAGACAAGGAAGTGATCTCGTAAAAGAGTCCGCCGTAGAGGACAAAGTCGCCTTCGCGGACAAATAGGTTTTGATCTTCTGTTAATCTTCTCTTATGGAAGTTGACAGTTATCTTGCTCGACTTGTCAAGTCCCGTAGCGTCATCTGCTTTTGTCTGGATGCTATCATAGTTCACGAGAGCATAGACTCTGACTGGAGGGAGAAATGTCTTCACAATAGCTTCGCCGTAGATGTCATTGTATTGAGTAATCGAGTTGTCGATTGGGTAATATACAACTTGCTGTCCAATGACTCTCTCAACAAGTTCATCATTGACTTGCTTAACAAGATTGCGCTCCTTCTCTCCAAGAAAGAGAGGGGGAGGAGGCTGAGCAGGTTGACTCCATTCATTTTCATCTGACATGTTCTATCGCTCCCCTTTATCCGACAAAGACACCTGTTGGAACCTTCTTGGTGACATTCTCAACAGAGTCAGATATAGACGATTCTTTCTCCGCTAAGGCTTGATAGGTTAACTGATCGAGAGTGTCCTTCAATTCTGTTCTTAGTTTCTCCTGAGTTTCTCTTCCTTCTGTAATTAATGCCGGACCATTTAATGTTACTGACTCTCCGGGGATAGGAATTGAAGCAAACTTGGAACGAGTTTGTCCAAGAGTCTCCTTACAAAGAGCAAGAGCGAATCTTCGAATCCACTGCTTTCCGATTGAGTTAACATTCTCGTATGGAATGTTGGCAAACGGGAGAGTGTTCATATTGTTAATTCCATTGACTCCAGATACGGAACCTGATGTCTCAGTCCAGGCATCTTCTGCCAATCTAAAATTGAACCAATAATAGGCTGGACTTATGCTGGCTGGTGGCATGGGGAATATTCTAAGTTTGCTTCCTTTCAACTCATATGAATAATGAGAGTTCCTGGTGTAGATTGAGTCCTCGAATGCCATTGCCTGTGCCTTGTTTTGCCAGACAGGAATTAGCTGAAATGTTGAATCATCGGCATACTGTCCATAGTTGGAAAGGTTTCCAACAGTATTGAGTCCTCCGTAATATCCAAAGAACCTCCACATTGCGCCGGGTGTCTTATAATACACCTCCTCAATGATTACCTTTCTATCGGCTATCATGCCAGCGTATGGGACAGGGTTGCCTGTTGCTACGTCTAAGTTGTTCACAGAGGCGCTTGACAAAATTGCTTGGAGATCATAGTCCTGGGTTTCAGCACGGGCGAACGAGGCAGAGTAAATTGGAGTTGTGCCTCCCATTGCCGCCTGAGTTGAAAAGCCTTCTGTGACTCTCTGATTATAAGAGAATGTCATCTTCGGGAACTTGAGAGCGAGATGTGTTCCGCTCAAGCTGGAAGATAGTATGCCGGATTTTAAACTCCCATCATGATCAAATGTTCCAGTTACGTTGCCGAGGAAGTCTGGCAGTACGTTCTTTGACTGATGGAGATTGATGATATATGAGTATTCGAGAACTGCCTCTTCATATGCAGCATAGACACTACCTGTCGTCAATTCGATGTCTAAGATGTCTCCGCCGAGTTTCTGATAAGTGTATGCCACTTGATCGGATGCGCCGGATAAGAAATCCGTAGACGCTGCATAAACTCCAATCGGACAATTTGCAGCGACGGAGGTAGTTAATCCTGTTGCAGGAAGAACGATTGCACTGACAGTAGAAGCGGGGGTAAGGGTGGGGATTGCCATTAAGTATAAGTCTCCTCAGTGTAAATAGTTGACGGAATAAAGAAAACCCCCGCCATCTGCATGACGAGGGAATTCTTTTTACGCTATCGTTTTATATTGCGATATTATCTATCAAACAAGATCGACAACAATGACGAGTCCATACATGTCGGGACGTACCATCTTTTTGCCGTAGCGAGTCATCACACCCTTGCGAGGTACGAAGTCTTCGGTTCCGAAGATGGTGGGAGTCACCTGCAGTGGGACATATGGGGAGTATACATAACCACTTTCGAGGAATGAACCACCCTTACGACCAACAAGGATCACGTTGCGAGGGAAGTAAGGATCGACATATACGTCCCACTTCTTGCTCAATGAGCCAGTTTTTACTGCACCGATGGTGCCGCGATCTGCATCAGCAGTGATGTTTGCGCGGAAGCCAGCGGTAAACTCAAGGACGTTAGCAACTTCAGGTGAACACACTACGAAGTTGGCTCCGCCACGGAGAGTCTTGCGATGGATCTGTGCAGAGACATCGTTGATTGTCTCAACGAGAGTCTCGTACCACTCGGAAACAGTACCAGTGAAATCAGGAGTAGCGGTTGTAGCGCCAACTTCTTGTCCAGTGAGACGGTTTACGAATCGTCCTGCTGCGCGGGACCAGTAGTAACGTCCAGCGGCTGCGCCCATAACGAGATCTTCAAGGATCTCACGGTCGATCTCAAGAGCAATTTGCTCGGAGAGAATGCTGGTAAGCTCTACTTCTGCGTCGAGGTTGTGGTATGCGTTAAGATCTTGTCCCAACTCAGGAGTCCACTTAGCCTTCAGCTTTTTGGTGATAGCAGTGATGCTTACAGAGTCAACTTTGATGTCGATTTCTGGGATAGCAGTCTGTGCTTCAAGTCCCCATTGAGGATCACCAACGACAGAACCGAGTCCTCCGCCGGCTTGCATGAGATCATCTTGTGGCCAAACGAGAGTCTCGCCTACGCCGCAGAATGAAGCTGACAAAGCAACTGGAGTTGCTGTATCGGAAGTCCATACCAAAAGCACGTTGCTTTTTGCATCACCAGCTTGCCACAAGCCACTGTCAGAACCAGAAAGCTGACTCAAACGACGAGCTTGCTGTGCGCCTGCCAAGGCTTGAGAAGAAGAAATGGCAACGAGGTTGTCCAAGTTCAACTGAGCCATGCTTGTAACTGTTGCTGTACCAATAACGACGTTGGTTGTTCCAGAAACTAAGTCTGGATCGTAGCGACAGATGCGATCACCGATGGATGCCCAGAGAGCATCACCAGTGCCACCGAAAGTACCGGAGGTAATAGCTGTGACTGTGCAGCCTGCAGAGCGAGTTGGTGAAGAATAGCCGTTGTTGAGTGCGTAGAAAGAGTTCTCAGCATTCAAACCAGACAATGAAACACCGCCTGTGATTTGTTGACCAACTACGCCACCACCGTAAAGTGATTCTGCAGAGATCATTCCAAGACGGCTACCAGTATCGTTAGAAACGGTGAAGTCGAGGAAGAAGATGAGTCCTGATGGAAGGCTCATTGGTTGAACGCTTACGAGATCGTTAGCGATAAGTCCACCGAATACACGACGAACGATTGGGAATGCTACAGCGGCGAAACCTTCTACGTCTCCGCCTGCCATTGCGGAACTCTCACGAAGAAGTTCCTTTGCTTGATTTTCAAGAAGTCGAGCCATGCTGTTCTTCTTGCGGTCACCATCGATGCCCTCTAAAAGTCCGGTGCGTTCCCACTTATTAAGTAGTGCTGCGCCTTCCTTGGAGAGATCACGATCAACGATGCCTTCTGTTAATTTATCTAAGATTGACATTTAGTTATCTCCTTTAATGCCTGCTAATGCTCTCATCCTGTTATATTGTGGATTTTGAGCATTTTGTTGTTTAGTTTTCCTCGAAGAATTACGAGGGAGTGTTGGAGAAGATCTGTCAACTGCTTCGCTTAGTGATTGCGGGGCACGCTTTGTGCCTCCCACTGCGCTTTGAAGTGTATCATAGATTACCTTCGCCTCTTCTACAGAACCAGCAGTTGAAATAGACTCGACAATTCTTGTTCGTTGTCGCTCATTCAAGGAGTTGCTTTTCAAGACACGGTTTGTGTAAAGTAGTCGAGCGTTGGA